CTCTTTGGTCAACTTGAAATCCGTGGAATATTGATTGATTTTGAGTTCCAATATCAACATTAAACCCAACAACTTTATTTGACTTATCCCAATCTTTTTTATCTATTTGATTTTCAAATAATGGATTATCACCTTGTCTAGTTAAATCAAAAGCGTCGTCTCTAAATCTGTAATCAACATTGTTTTTAATTGCCAATTGTTCGCTTGATTTACCCGCGTAAAAACAAACTAATTTTGGTGATGACTCACGACAATCAACATTCATAAAATTACCAAATAATGTGTTCGCAAATTCTAAACTACCTTCCGCTCTTGGTGTCGGATTTTTAGACGCATCTTGTACGTTATAAAAATTAACGTATGATGGTAGGTTCATAATTTGAAAATTATTCATTGTTAATATAGTTGAAATAACCGTATATAACGGCATTTTGTAATTCATTCTATCCGGATGTAACATATCACTTAATGAAACAATATCAACAAAGATTTTATCACCAATATTTCTACTTGCCCTGTCTAATAATAAAACATCCTCAAATAATGTTTTTGTCTTGAAATCACCACCCGCAACCCATTTGTCATTTAACGCTTTGAAAGTCTCCCAATGTTCAACTTTTGTTTGGTCACCATTCAAACGACTATTAATAATAGTTTCAGGTGAATTATTAACATTAGGTAATTGAGTTCTAAGAACAATCATTAAATTAGTTATGGTATCACTTCTAAATTTATCCACAGACGCTAAATAATCATTCATTAAACCATAAAATTTATTCAGATTCAACGTATTATCTTTTAATTTCTGAGTAGCATAAATTTTAATTATTGGTGCAAACTGAATTACATTATCAACATTAAACGCCACATTCAAATCAATAAAGAAGTCTGTAATATATGAACCACTATTTTTGTATTGTAACTCAGGAATCTCAGAATATCCCACATATAATTTTAACGCGTTCCATACATTTGGACGAGTTGTTTGTGAATTAACCAATGTTGTTTGTGGTGGTAAAGCATTTGGTGTTACTGTCGTATAATTTTCCCAAGTGTATGGGTCCGTTATTGGTAAGTTAGAAAACGTATAAAATAATTTTTTATCAAAATTTGAAGGATTACCATATTTGAACACAACATTATAATTTAAGAAATTATTAAGTCTATTTGTAAAACCAACTAATTGTTTTTCTTGTGCAAAGTTAATTTTATTAGTGTTTGTTGTTCCATTAATTACCGGAATTTTCATTAAATCTCTAAATAACATTTGGAAATTTTTGAATGATTGTTCAGATGGTAATGAATTTACATTATCCTCTTCAGAATTATAATCATACACTGATTTTGAAAAATTTAAAAATTCAGTTTCAAATAAATCTAATACCGATTTTTCAAAAATTGAAAACATTTCACTAATTTCGGTATATCCACTTACCTTACCATTTATTGAGAAATTTTCTTGGTCACTCTTTCCGGAAAAAACTTGTTTTAAGTATTGAGAAGGTGTTGATTTGACAAGTTTAGTTGTGTCAAAATAACCATAATTTGGTGCAGTCCATAATAACCTAACTGAACCATCATACATAGCCGTATTACCACTAACCTCATAAACTAATTTAGTATTTACCCCTGAACCCGAAAAACATTCATCCAATGTTTGATTAATAAACGACCCTTGAGATGGAAATATATATGAAAATTGTTTATCAAATGTATTAACATAAACAGACCAAGGAATAACTCTTAAATCTCTTTTTAAACTATTTGGGTCAAATCCCTCAGGTAAATTAATAATAGCTTCCGGAACATAATTTAACGTTACACCTGAACTAAACCCTAATTGGATATCCGCATCAGTATAACCTGAGTAAACTTCAAATCCTTGATAAAAAACATTAAAATCATTAATTAATTTAGGGTAAAAACCAGTATTAATAAGTGTTGATGTTTCTAACCCTAATGTTGTGTTTTTTTGTAAAACAACATCAATTTGTGCCCCATCAATAATTAATGGATATACTCTTTCAGGTGAATTAGTTACCGGGTCATAGTTTTTAACATAACTAAAACCTGACCAAGATTCACTTAAAATATCATTACCTGTTTCAACATACGTTTTATAACGATGCCACACTGAACCTATTTTTAATAACCAAGCGTAAGGTATCTTATGAATTGCCCCAAATTTTTTAAGTGTCGCAAATATATAATCTAAATCATCAACCGAATAAGTTGATTCACTACCGGTATATGTTTTGTATTTTTCTTTTAATGTTGATAAAGGTAAACTATTAATAAACAAATAAGCCGACGAAACATATGGATAATTGTCAAAGTTTCTAAATTTTTGGACACCTTCTTGTATTGAGTTAACAAAATATGGTGTGTTTAGCATAGAAACTGTTTGATTACTACTAACCTGCCCACTATAATCAAAGTATCTAAGATTACCTTCTGTTGGTAATTGAATATCGTTGGTTCTTTCCGAATAAAACGTTTTTAAATTAAAATCTATAGAACTAAATGGTGCCACAACATTCTTTGTTGAAAAATTTGTAAAAGGTTTAATGCTGTCAACACCGGTACTACCTAAAAAATTAGTAATAACTTTAGATGTGGTATTATAACTTAGAACTTTTTTAGTACTAAATGATGTTGGAGCGTCAGATATTGCTGTACCGTTAGCCAAATAAGATTTGTCCCATTGTAGTCTTGTAAACGGATAAATGTCTAATAAATCAAAAGTATTTGTATTATCACTATTTTTAATATACTCAACTAATTTGTCCTCATTTTTTAATGAAGAAACTGGATTACCCGCCGGTTTTACCACAATACTTTCATTCAAAAAACTAAAACTTGAATTATTAACCAAGTTTTTAATATATGTTGTATTAAAAATTCCTCGTATAAAGTTTTGCCAACTTTGTCCGGTACCATCATTTGATATATGTCGTAATACAATATCAAAATTTTGACCATTAAACCCAAATTGTTTTAACTTTTGAATTATAAATGGGTTTTGATTTGTTAAACTGTTAATAATATTAGCACTCTCAGTTTCTGATATAACATCCGTTAATATACCCGCATCATAAGTTGATGAGGTACTTCTATATAATCTTGAATAATTACTAACTAAAAATAACCTTTCAAAAATTTCAAAGAAAAATTTAACCTCTTCTTTATTATTATATACCACATTACTAACCGGATATTCAATAGCGTTCACAGAAACTCTTTGAACATTGGTTAATTCATTAGATATTTGATTTGTATTAGAATCTTCAGTATCTTTAGTTGTAAAACCTTTTATAAACTCTTCAACAAATTCTACTTCAGGCCAAACATCATAAAGATACCCCTTTGTTTTACTTAAAACCGTATAATCCCCTGGATATTTAATTTCATATTTTCCGTGACCATCTTCACCATTAGTCGCAATAATAAATTGAGGCCAAGGGTATACCGGGTCAGTTTCATTTTCACTAATTTCTTGACTGCCGGTTTTAATTGTTGGGTCTTGAATTGCGGATTTTCTAATTGTACTATCTCTTTGAGCCCAAGCTTTTCCGTGAATATCGTCCATTAATCTCAAAAACGCCTCACCATTAGCAAAAAATACCGCAAGAATGTTTCTAATATTAGGTATAAACCCAATACCGTTACTACCCTTATCTAATAATAGCTTTGATAACGCTTCAGTTAAACCATCTTGTATTCTTTGTCTAACGTCTTCTAAACTTTTATATATTTTATTTGTAATCGTAATAAAAGTATCAGGTTGACCCGCAATTGATTCACCTTCAAATTTAAAATAATTATAAATAATTTCTTTTTTTCCGTTTTTTTGAATAATATCAGAACTATTAAAAATACCTTGATTAACTAATTCAGATTCAAAATCTTTTATCTCTTTTTCACTAGGTTGCGATATTTTTTTTACTTGTCTATAACTTTCTGCGTAATCAATATTATTTTGGTCTAAACTATATTTGAAAGTTTTCAAATCAATTGTAAAAGATATGTTAACTTTTTCAGATTTGTTATCAATAGTATATACCCCCCCTTTTCCAGCGGTCTTATTTTTATTTAACTCATCATTAAATTTAATAATAATACCGTTTAATTCATTAGGAGCATTAATTCTAGTGTCAGGTTTATTTTGAAATTCTTTCTTAAATGTGTAAACTTTGGTACCATTTTTTAACACAAAAAAATTATCAGTGTCCATATATTTATAAAACCAAGATGGGTTTGATGAGTCTTGGGTATAATAAACCGCTTTAGTATATTCTTCTAAAGTTTTTGTATATGAATCCAAATTACTTAGTGGGTCCATATTTTGTTTAGTAAATTTATCTAAAATATCTTTAACAAAAGTCTCTAATTTATTTCTTAATTGATTTACCGTAATCTCAGGAAAATCGTCAGGAATTAAACCTTTTGATTTATATTCACTATATAATTCTTTAATTTTTTGATACCCTAATTCTACCGATTTATTTTCCTGAGGTGTAAAATTTGATGGACCCCCCTTAACCGGTTGTATTTTAACTCTTGAACTATACATATACGGAATCGCCTTCAAATAACCCATTAAAACTTCATTTAATACCGTATATTTGTATGTATAAAATGTTAAACTAATTTTGAAATTACCACTTGAAGTATCGTATCTTGATGTAAAACTATGTAACATTAACGCTAGTTTAACTGCTTTACCATAATAACCTTTAATTGTTAAATAAAATAAAGGATATGGTAAATTAAAAAACGCTGCGTATGGTGAGTTATTACCCGCCTCAAACATTGCTCGACCTTTAATGTCTTCCAATTCCATAGTGATGGTTGGTAAAAAATCTAAACCTTGTCTGATTTGAATGTTAGTAATACCCAATAATCCATTATCTACAGACCCAGGTTTACCATTAGATAATATTGTTTGTCTAATGTAATAATCGTCTGATTTTTTAGGATTTGATATTTTTTCAGACTTAGGCTGATTAACTCCCGTACCTGCTAATACATCTTTACCGGTAATTTCATCGGTATATGCGTTATCTAAAACACCTTTGTTACCCGGATTAAGAAAATTAATTGCCGCAACCGAAATTGTTCTAACTTGGTCATTTGAAGCAACACCAAGAGCTAGTTTGGTTCTTGGTAATACTTTACATTCCAAATTAGCGTACATTACTAAATCTTCTTGTTTGACATTTCTGTCTTTAACTTTACCTTGAGCGTCTATTACTTTGTTCGGGTCAACAATTGTAATATTGTTATAATCAAACTCTACTAATATATTTTCCGACTTATCTACCATAATAAAAGAAATGATTATCTAACTGATTTTTATAATCCTGTAATGATGCCACTAAAGGAAATGGAATTCTCAAAATAGAACCATCAGTAATGTTCCATTCTTGTCCCCCATAAATTGGGTTACCCATCAAAATTAACCATCCAAAAGTTCCTGAACCATAATACTGTTGAGAAACTTTATCTAATCTTGATTGACCAACTTTATAAATGTATTGTTTATCAGTCGATTTTGTTGGCAAGTCAACATATGGTACAACTGTTTGTTGACCATTACTTATAAAATCAGAATATCTATTATACGTATCTCTACTTCCCATTATGAATTTAATTTTACCTTATTATTCCAAGTTGGTGATGATACATCACCGGTGGTTGAATACAATAATTTTATTGCCGCCTCTTGTGTTGCGTTTGTTGATTGATTAGGTATTGTCGTATAATCAAATTTACGTAACTTTCCTTTATTGTATACCGATTTATTAACATAATCTAAATAATCTGATGATTTCTTTAATTTATCAAAAAATTTAGATTCTTGTTTGAATTCTTCCTTACAACTATCCACAAACTTATCCATAATCTTATCAAATTTATTACTTAAATTTGAAGGTGTTTTAACTTTTTGTAAATCAGTTGTTATTATTTTTGACTTAAATGTTCTCACATTATTATTATCACTCAAATATTTACCTAAAGCAACAAAAAATCTATTTTGATTTTGAAATTGTGAATTTGCTCCGGCATCAAACGCCGAATTTCCATAACCGTTTAATGGTGTAAAACAACTTGGACCACTAGTGTCATATAAATCAGTAATTACTTGTACGTCCGGTTTTTGTAAGAATTTATTATAATCCCGTAATTTATTACCCACTGTTTGATAATCAATCCATAATTCAGAATAAGTATCGGTCGCTCCTTTAGTACTTGGGTCAACCTCTGTTGTTCCCGATATATTATAAACTCTTGTTTTATTCTCAACAATTTTACCATCAGTCTTTGTTGTAACTAAATTAATTTTATTAAAAACAGTTATCATATTTTGCTCCTGAACAATAATATCTGAATTTATTTTACTCATAATTCCTGAACTATAACTGTCTTTGAAATCAGTTAAAAATTGACGTAAATTAGTAGTAACAGTTGTCATTACTTGAGATGGAAAACTAAATGTATTTAATCCCGCAATAATAAAATTACTTTGGTCTGTTATGTCCGCGTTAATATCAGTAAACAATTTATTTATTTTATCCTGTACTTTTTCCGGAGCACCATAGATTGGAACATCCCAAGTATCACCAATATCTAAATTAAATTTACCATCAAGATATAACCTATTTTTAGTTATTAACTGCCACACACCATAATTGTATGATTTACTAAAACTTTCCGCCTGATTAATAATATTTGTATAATATTCTTTTGTAACATCTAATAGATTATCCATTATTGTTTTATACGTAATCTCGCCTGTTTGTCCACTTGGAACAGGAATATTTGTTATAATTTCACCAATAGTTGTACCACCATCATTTTGTTGTTGATTGTCAACATCTGTTGGTTTTGCAGATGGTTGTTGTGCTAATATCGAATCCCAAATTTCTTTATCGATTGTTTTGAAACTATCATCAGTCCATTTAGCTCTTTCATCGTATATTTCAGTATTAGCATAATAATTAAATGATAAAGCGTTTTGTAATTCTTCAACAGGTTTTGCAAGACCCATACCTCCAATAATGTCAAACGCCATTGTTACGGTCGCAATCATAGGTTGAACCCCAATACCTTCAGGATTCATATCTAAAACTAATGGTTCATAAGCAAATTGAACCGAATTAGGTATAATTTTAGTGTTGAAGAAATCACCAATTCTTAATATTAACACCGGAGGTGCACCAAATGAGGTGTTAACTGCGTCATTATATTTTGGTTTGTTATCGGTACCAATTGTTGGTATTGTTTCTCCCGGTCTAACACATTGATTTAAGAAGTTTAATCTACCGTTTAATCCTTCAGGTGTCATTGAGTGAAATGCGGGGTTAAAGTGTTTTATTTTTTGTTTAATATTGTCATATAACATTGGACTAGATTCTTCAATCATTTCAAAATAATCACATTCAGATAATAAATCTCTTAAAATCTTTTTACCAATACCTTCCATTTTATCTTGTTGGATAGTTCTATTTGCTTTTGGAACAGGTACATTTACACCCGTAACGCTTTGCTCAATTTTTGGTGGTATAACCACAGGTGCCGGTGGAATAGTTACTTTAATAGAACCTATAGCAACACGTCTACAAGCCATCGCATCAACTGAATAAATTTGAGTACTAGAATTAAGTACTTTATTTGTATATGTACCAGTACTACCACTTATATTTTTGGTACAAATAACTTGTTCTCCAAAACTACCAATAGATGCTGATGTATTTACTGTTCCGTCAGTTGGATTATCAGTACCACTTGCAGTTTTTGGAAACACAATAGTTTCACCTTCACCCTGAGGGTTTTCACCAATAATTCTAAATTCTTTATCTAAATACTTACTCAACCCTGTTGTCTTAAAATAATTCTTAACCGAATCAATTCTTCTTGCCGATAGATTAATATTATAATCCGGTTTTGCCAAAGCGGATGCCGAACCTTCTAAAGCTATAGAAATAGTTCCTTTTTGATTTTCAATAATATCTAAAGCATCTTTTACAAAACTCTCTTTAACTAAATTAAAATTACTTTTAACCACAGTATCAAAAAATTGACTTACATTTCTGTTAGTGTCAGTAGTTGAAAATACATTATTGGCGTTATTTACGTATTTTGTAATATTACCAGAACTTGTATATGTGTTAAATAAATTTTCAAAATTTTCGGTTGTTTTTACTTGTCTTGTATTTGGGTTTGGTTGGTCATTTTCAAAATAAAACCCAAGATTTATGTATTTTGTGTCAAACCCCCCTGTATATTCTGTTTGAGGACCTGTAACTGTAGCACCATTACCGGTACCATCAGTTGTATTATTATCCGCAGAAATTTCCGTATAAACTTTACGTAATTCTTCCTCAGTTAACCTTGGATTACTTAATATCTCTTGATAGGTATATAATTTTTCAACAGGAATTCTATTAAATTTCTTAGCCAACTCATATATATCATACTTAACACACCCCGCAAAAAATGAGTCAAGAATTGAATTCATTTTTTCTCTTCCAACACCTTTTAATTGTTGGTCAACAACTAAATTTAACATTGATGGGTGGTCAACAATCATTTTCCAAGATAACGTACCACTTCTTTTTGTGTCTTTATATGTGTATATTGGTTCAGGTCTACCTAAAAATGAGGTTGGGTTCCAACTCGCTTGACTTGAATCTGAAAATTTTAAGTCATAAGGGGGAAACCACATAACTCTACCACCATTTGGACCTTGTTCACAAACAGGTAAATCTTGTACTCTATATCCAGGTCTACTTGAAGTTCTCCAAGCTAAATTTTCTATAGAAAACATATATTTTTTAGCAACTAAATTACCACCAGGTCCCGGTTGAATATTACTCGACCCCGGATTTTTCATTGGGGCAATATTAAGATTATAAGTGTTATCTAATACCGAACTAGCAAATCGTCTACCTGATGTTGTAATACCATCGGTTTTTTGTAAATCAGCGTAAGTATAGTAAGGAGTATCTTTAGTAAAGACACGACAATATTCAATACCTGCCTCAGCACCGGTTGTGTTATTTTTATACGATACAACTTGAGAACCTTTAGTCATTTCTTTATACCCATCGTGGAATACTTTACTAACTTGGTTAATAGCGTTACCAACGTGTTTTAATCTTGAAATACCTTGAACATTGTCTGCCGAATCAACCAATCTTTGAGTTTGGTCTAAGATAGATGTTTGTTTAAAGGTCAAATTTGTTGATTCACCACGAGTGTAATAACTACTAATTAAATTATATTCTTTATCCGCCGAACCTGAACCTCCACCCGGTGTTGCTTTAAACCCCGCATTTGGTTTGTATTTTGGAGAAGTCCAAACAAATTGTCCTGTAATATCGCCACTATCATTAAATGATTTAGCAGCTAAACCAAAGTTAAGTGTATCTTGATTACCTTCATATAAAATCCCCATTTCAGAAGGACCATATACCGGTGATTGTTCTTGTTGACCAAAAGCATTCACAGGAACTTGATTAGGTGGTGATGTAATATTTGATGGTTCAGCATTTCTACTACCAACATAATATCCACCAACTAATGTTCCATTATCAGGATTAATTAAGTTAACAATCGCTTGTCCAATACCTAAAATACCCCCATAATCTTTACGATAACTTGGTTGATATCTGTTATAATTTAAGTTAGCAAACAATGCTGACCTTTGACCGTTTCCTGTATTAACTAAGAATATCTCAGAAGGGTTTCTCTTAATGTTTAAGATTGGTCCTAAGAAACCCCCTGTTAATTGGTTAGCAACGTTTAACGCTGTTGAGGTTTGTTGTGTTTGACCATTTAAGGTGTTATCCTCAAAATAATCCCCCGGAATTGGGGAAACAGGCCAATATGCTCCGGCTAATCTTGTTACAAAATCAAGCGCCGCTAATAAAGGATTTTCAGGTACAGTAATTCTCCAATTTCTATAAATTAAAGGTTCTTGTCCTGAAAGTATTAAACTTATCTCAAAAGGGTCTTGTAAACCTTGTAGGTTAACTGCACCAACTGTATTCTGATATATTTCAGACGCGATTGTACTTTGAAAGGCATTATTTAATTGAATTGCACCAATTTGAGCAATATACGAATCTTGAGATAATGAACCATTACTACCCGTTGGATTAGTGTTTAATAAAATTTCATACGGTGAATAACTCGAAGGAACAAACGTATTTTGATATGGTTGGTGATATACTATATTAGTTATTGACTCAGTTACATAGTACAAATCATTATACCCACCTATTGGCCCATAAGGGTTTAATATGTAGGCGGCATCAATAAAAAATTCATTAACTAAATCTAATATGGTATCGTTTGGACTATATTCACCCGAATTTGATAAAACTGGTAAAGGTGCTCCATTATAGGTTATATTTGTATTATAACCACCGTCAGGTCCATATTGATTCAACACATATTGTGATGGGGCAAAAGAGTCGTTAGCGATTAATCCATCCGGAGAATCAATAACATTCGATTGATTAATTGCCGGTTCATAAGCAACATTTCCACCCGGAGGTGAATATATACCAGGAACCGTATATGGGGATAGATTTTTTGCTAAAAGAGAATCTCTAAAAGATGACGATGATGCAAATGTTAATGTACTTGGCATTTTTTAATTGTTTATCTATAAATAGATTATTATTTAATTTATACCATACCCGATACGTATGGATTCATTTTTTTTCTTGTGGATGATTCCGGTGAGAATCGTTGAATACCTAATGTTGCAACCTCTATTATTTTTTCTTTTAATGCGGTGTTGTTAAATGCTCTTTCTAATTGCTCCATATCAATATTTTGATTAGAATCAACTTTTAAGTTAAAATTAATATCGTGAGATAAATTCATATTTTGAGGTGTGTTATCAACCATCCCCATATTATTATTATTAGTTGATGTTAATTTATTAATTGATTCAAAAAATCTTTCAGCTCCGGTTCCACCAAAAATAGTGTCCGCGGGGTTTGTTACCAAATTTTGACCATTAATCACAAAATCATTAACATTTTTTGCCGTTGTGGATGGTTTCATTTCAGAATCAACCATTTTTTTAAGAACCATACCTAACATTTGAGTAAATTCATTTTCCGACATTAACATTTTTTGTCCCGCGGCTTTACCGGCCTTCATAGTATCACTACCTAACGTGGTTAAATAACCACCCGCGGCTTTAGCGGCGGTGGCTAAAGAATCTAACGCTTGTTGAGGTGATTTTTTACCAGCAATCATATCTTTGAAAGTATCCATTACAGGTCCCATAGTATTATTAATCCCCTCAGAAATTCTTTTTGAGGATGTTGAATCATTAACAAATGTGTCTGCAAACGCTTGTGTTGCCTCTTTCTTAACACCATATAATTGTTGACCCGCTTTAGACTTTGCAACACCAAAACCACCTTGATGAGCAACCGCTCTCATATTTGCAGCAATATCCTCAGTAAACGATAATTGTTCTTTAGTTAATTGTTCTAAAGTTTTTGGTTCATAACCTTTCTTTAATAATTCTAAATCTTTTTCATCTAATTTTGTAACATCTTTAGTTACTAAATTACCTTTGGCGTCGTTAAATGAGACCTCAAATTTTCCACTAGACCCCATTTCTGCCATATTGGCAATCATCTTTCTATCCTCATCTTTGAAATTACTTGGAAAAGAGATTTTTCTCATTTTCTCATCCAATTCCTGACTACCAATAGCCATTTTAGTAAGAGTTTCATAAGGAATCTGCATTGCCTTACTAATTTCCATAAATTGTCTCTTAGCTCCCGGCATAATTTCAAAACGACCTTCTTTGTTTAATTGGACAAATTGTTGTGTCATTTGAACTATTTGGTTTTGAAGTTCTGTAGGGTCATTTGCCGATAAATCCATTAATTTTAATGGGTCCAATAATGAACTTTGAGAGACACCTAATCTTTGCATTGCCGCAGCCATTTCTATTGCCCCATCAGGATTGAAAACTCGTTCAGCAAACCCTAATGTATCTTTCATATCTACTCTTAATGAAACCGCTTGAGCCGCCATTTTAGATAAACCTTCAACACCACCAGCAAAATTGTATTTATTCATTGATTCAGTATTTGCTAAAACTTGTGCTGACACTGCCTGAGCATTAACACCAATTTGTCTCGCAGAATCAATAACAGTTTGCATTTGTTTACTCGCATTATATGCTGAAATACCAGCATCCTTAAACGCATCAACAATTTTATCCGCTTTTTGACCTGAAACTTCTTGAGCCGCAAATAATTTAGCGTAAGCTTCAGAATTAAGTAAAACATTTCTACCCAATGTTACACCCACTTCTTTTTGAATCTCAGCAATATTTGCAAATGTACCACCCAATAACTCAACTGATGTTACTGCCTCACCCATCGCGGATTTAAGACCCTCAATCGCTTCTCTACCTTGACCGAACGCTTTCGCAACACTATGTGCCTTATCATCGAGGTCTTTCATTATTTCAAAAATCGCCTTACCCGAAACGTTAGTTAATAACGCATTACCGTATTCAGCAAAGGAGTTTTTAATTGTTTCTTCAACCGTTTTTAATATGTTAGCCATATGAGATGTGTTTATATATAAATACACCAAGTAGAATTTTTTATATTAACTCTCACTTGGTGTATTTTGTTCTATTATTTTATTTACAATGTATTTCCTCACATATGTTGGCATTATGTGAAAGTCCGTCCAAGATATTCTATTATATTTTGACAATAAATAAAATTCCTCAATTAGAAGTTGTCGGTTATTAGAAGAAAGGGCGAAAAAACTCCACCCCAAAGGCAATCTCGAAAGATACCAATTCTCCGGACGGGGCGATTGCAGTTCTCGTTAAATCTAACGAAGGTTGATTATCTCTCATAAAGTTTCTAATAAACTTTGAGTCCATAATTGGTAAAGTATCAACAAACATTGATATATCACCTTGATTTGTATTACCATCAATTTCAACTATTTGTTTGCTTAATCTCCAAGTAATTTTTGGTACTACTCTACCAGTTGGATATGAATCTGATAATTTATCAATCTCAAGATTATCACCATAATTTAACGGTTTTAATTTAACTGTAATACCTGTTTTAGGTAGTTTTGTTGTAAAAAGTCCATTTTCATCAGGTTTATGTTGTGTTTTTTTAATATCTAACTCATCTAAAATAACTGTCGTTTCAAATAATTTTCCGGTACTTGGGTCTGTTAAGTTAAGAGTATATTCAGGTCCAAATGAAGTATTTCTCAAATAAATTAGAATTGCCTCAATGTCACCATCCAATAATTCTTCAGGTCTCAAATCGTGTTCATATATCTTGTTTCTTAACAAAGAAACAATCATGTTATCTTTATTACCTTGAGCACCACTTAATAAGAAATTTTCATCATTTGCGGTTAAATAACCAACTTTAATTGATTTCTTTTTAGATTTGTAAAAAATACCACCAGTTGGTAACGATACAATATCGTGTGGTAAGTTAAATCCTTGAGTTCCTGCGTCTATAATATTTTGGTCCATAATAATTAGGTTTTATTATAAAATATACGTCACATTTGTTTTTTATAAACATTAAATAAAAAAATCCACATATTTCTATGTGGATTCATTATTATATTGGACATAAATTCTATTAGTAAACTAAAATACAACGGTCCATACGTAATGTTGCCGTGATTGAAGCTAAAGCATCTTGATTATAAGCTAACGAATCAAAGTTAATATCCATTAACCAAGAACCTTCTAAAACCCATTTTTCAACAACAACTCCTGTTGGGTCTAACATTTCTAAGTCAACATTCTTTTTGTACCCTGCTGCGTACCCCATACGTCCTGTTACAGACTCTGCACATAAACGTACCCACTCCATTAACGCTTGTGACGCTGATGGTCCAATTGGGTCACGGAATTTAATGTTTATCGTTCCCCAAGTAAAACGACCCGCAACATATGTTGAAGTATTCAAAAATTGTATCTCGGTTGAACCGATAGTTAAGTGAGGTCTTGCAGCCGACTCAACAAACCATTCGTTAATACCTAAAGTAGATGGAAAACGTATGATGAACCTGTTTTGTCTTTTTGGTTCATACGGTATGGGCATTTTCATTAATAAATCAGCCATATTCTATTTGTTTTTAATTTTATTTTATTTATTTTGTTTATTATAAATATTACCTATTAGTTTTTTTTCTCTTGACTTTATAAATTAAATTTTGTATAATTCTAGAAATCCAGTTTTTTTTACTAGTTTTTTTTATTACTAGTTTATTTTAATAGTTTTTTTATTTATTAATTATTTAATATTCTTTTTTAATTCCTCCTTTTGTTGAATATGTTGTTATAATATTCTCTGGGTCATCTTCAAAATGTTTTTTAACACTTTCCACATTTTTTAAGTCGTCATCTGAAAAACCTACTTTTGGAACAAAATAATTACTTATTTTATTTTTTAAGAAAGCTTGTTTCTGAATATGGTTGGACATTTCCTTAACATATTTAACAAACTCTTTTAATGCCTCAATTTTTAACGGTTCCACTTCTGCCGCAGACCCTTTTCCGTGTGTTACCGGGTAAAACTTACACAAATCTAAATATTCCCGAATCATTTCTCTTTTAGATGTTACCCCTTGGTCGTTCAAATCTCTATATTTTTCTAAATTTTTTACTAATTCGTTAGAATCAATACCGTTAGTATTTGAAACAATATAATTATAAACACCTTCTTTTAATACTGATGGTGTATGTCCTCTTGCCGTAACTATTGAAAAGATTGACCCGTTATTAATCGCCTCTACAAAGTCAGGCCAAGCCGCAGCCGGTTTAGCACCCATAGCGTCAATTATAAATTGTTTGTCACCATTAACCCCGAAATATTTATAAGGGTCACTAGAATAACCTACAATAGTATGTCCGTCAAATTCAAAAGGTTCGTTACCTATTATTTCACGGTATTTTGCAAAATCTTCAGTTGACATACCAACGACATCACCATCTTCATCTTTAATCAAGATTTTTGTTGGCATTGTTACAATATTATCATCCCAATCAAAAGCATAATACTTTTCATCCGGAGCACCTTCATTGTCTATCCCCTCAATTATTTTATTTTTTAACATATTCTTGTTATAAGGCTTAATTATGGTTCACCCTAAGATGAACCATAATTTTATTTATTATATATTCTCGAAAGACGCTCCTGTTGGAGTTATATAGAACGTAATGTCTATAAATTCTAACGATTTGGTTGGTTTGATATAAATCTTACCTGTCATTTGATTTCTGTCTAAATCAGCTGCGTCAGACGAAACTGTTACACGGAAGTCATATAAA